CCTGCATCGGGCGAGCGGTACAACTGCAGCTGCGTCGCCGTTACGGTGGCTCGCGGCGTAGCCTTCAGGCTGTAAAGGATGGCGCCGTTGGTCTGTGCGGCCAGTAGCAGCACAGCGTTGGTCGCATCGTTGAGGGTGGTCTTCGCCGCCGTACAGATGGCGTTGGCCGTCTTGATGGCCTGCGGCGTGATGATGGCGTTCGGCGTAGTGGCCAAGACTGTCTCCTATGCGGCGGAAAAGGCGACCGCCATCGCGACCGCGAAGGCGTTTCGGGCTGCGGTGTAGGCGGCGAGGTCGGAGAGATCGGCAGTCGTCGGCAGCGCCCAGGAGGCGATCGTGCCGTTATTGGTCAGCCACTTTCCAGAGGCGCCCACCAGGGAGGGCAAGGAAGCCCCTCCCCCGACAACCACCGAGGCGATGTAGTCCTTGAGGCTCGAGCCGCCGTAGCCCAGCGTCTTGACGTTCGTCGCGTCACAGAAGATGTCCACGATGTCTGCGGTCGCGACCTGGACGGTGGTCCCGGCGCCCGTGGTGAATGTCAAAGTGGCGGACGAGGCGTTCCAGATCCGGTACGTCTTCGTCACGCTCGGGATGGTGACCGTGTACGGCCCCGCCCCCCCGGTGAACTTCACCATCGCCGAGCGGGCTTCGTCGTCGGCGGTGTTCGAGGTCGTCAGGCTGTAGTCGCCGGTCAACGGCACGGTCACCAGGCCCGCCACCGCCTTGTCCACCCGGCTGATCACCGTGTTCAGCCGGTCGCCCCAGACGTTGACGTTCTCGCCCGTGAACTGGAGCTCGAAGCGGAGCGAAGTCGTATAGCTGCTGGGCATCAGATGGTCGCTCCCGTGTCCTGACGGCGCCAATCGGTTCCGTCAGAGACGGCCAAGATGTTGAGCGTGGTGTTGCGCAGCACGCAGTTCGGGAAGTCCGCGGCCGGCGGCATCTGCGCCGTGCTGCAGGCGAACACCGGCGCGGGCTGCATCGGGCGGTGCAGGTCATCGAACGCCCGGGCGATCTGCAGCCGTGCGCTCGGGATGTCGGCGAAGGTGAATCTCATTCCGGCGTCCAGGTCTCGGGGTTGGCGGGAACGCGGGCCCAGGCCTGGTCGGCCTCGGGAACCGCCGACCAGGCGGCCGAGGTGGTCGGAAGCGGCGACCAGGTCTCGGAACCGGCAGAAACACCCGACCAGGCGCCAGCGGGCGTGGGGACGCGCCGCCAGAGCGAGACAAACGCCCAGAGCGCCCCCGCCAGGGGCGTCGCCACGGCTCGGACCGTGACGCTGTAGAGCTGTCCCGCCCTGGCGCCCAGGAGCGCGGCGTCCGGCGTCGCAGCGGCGACAATCACCTTGACGGCTGCCCGGACGAGATTGCCCATCGGCGCCATGCCGGCCAGGACGCTGTGCGACGTCACTCGCAGGAGGAGTGTCGCAGGCGTGGTCGAGACCGCTAAGCCGGTCAGCACGACCTTCAACCGCGCCAGCGTCGCGGCCGCCGGGTTGGAACCAAGCGCTGATTTCGCCGTCTGTCGCCACGTCAGCACACTTGGCGTGTTCGAGGCGAGTTGCAGCTTGCCAGTCGCCCGCGGGATCGTCGCGATAGGTGTCGACCTCGCCAGCACCGACCTTCCCCAAATCGAAGCCCAGGAGAGGCCGAGCGCAGGCGTCGTAGTGGCTTGGATCGATCGGACGAACGCCCTAAGCAGCGCTGGGACCGGCGTAGACGCGACGAGGGCGCTCTTCGCCATCTGCCTGGCGATCCTTGACGCCGGCATGACGGCCGCGGACCGCAGCTTCGTGGTGTCACGCTTGACGCCCGGCGCCGGCGCGTTGGAGCTGCGCGCCGCCTTTCCCGCGGCCCGTGCAACTGTGGGCCCCGGCGTGCTGGCGCCCGGAACGCTCTGGTTATAGGTCGTGCCGCTAGCCGCGGTGTAGACAAGGACGATCAGACCGGCTTGGCCCGACCCCGCCGTCGTCCGGCCGCCGCCGCCGCCCGCGCCCCGGCTACCGCCGGCGCCGCCCGTGCCGCTCGAATTCGAGGTGCCGCCGCCGCCGCCGCCGGGACCCGCGCTGAGGCCGTTGTTCGCCCCGCCGCTGTCGTCCGTCCAGACCTGAGAACCGGCCCCGGCGCCCCCGGCGGCGTTGGATCCTACGCCGGAGCCCCCGCCGCCGGCGCCGCTGTTCGCCGTTGCGGAGCCGCCGCCGACCGTGAATCCCCCGCCGGACCCGCCGCCAGAACCGCCCGTCCCGGCGCCGCCGTTGCCGCCGTTGTTTCCGGACGACGGCGATGCGCCCGCTGTCGAGCTGCCGCCGTTCGATCCGCCGCCGCCGCCGCCAGCCGTCGTCGTCGGGGAGCCGCCGTTCTTGCCGACGCCCGTGGAGCCCGCCGCGCCGCCGCCGCCGCCTGCGCCTCGCGCGACACCGCCGTTGCCCCCCGCGCCGCCCGCGAATTTCGTGGCGCCTGTGGAATTGGCGGTGGACCCGCCCGGGCCGCCGGTGGCGTTCGTTGGCGTCCGGCCATAGTCGGCGACGACGCTGGACCCAAACGAGGTCGGCGTCGTTCCGCCGCCTGCGCCGATCGTGATCGTGTAGCCGTTGCCCGGGGTGACCGAGACCGTGTCGGAGGCGTAGGCGCCGCCACCGCCGCCGGCGAGCTGGTCCGCGGTGTTCCGGCCGTTGCCGCCCGGTCCGATGGCGTGGACATCAACGGAAGTGACGCCAGCCGGACAGGTCCACGTCCCTGACGCCAGCCAAAGTTCGGTCGTGGCCACAGCCTAGGCCGCGCTCGGGACCATCTTCAGGCCGAACGTGAAGGCGATGGAATCGCCCGAGACGACGTTGACGGCCGAGAAATCCCCTCGGATCAGCATGTTGCCGGACGAGACCGCGTCGAACAGGCCCGCCTCGGTGATCGCCAGCGATGAGCCTGCGGTTACGGTCCCGGTGACCTGATAGTTGTCATTGGTGTTGGTGACCGTGGTGCGGCTCTCGGTTCCCACCGTGCGGCCGCCGGACGTGGTCGGCGCCGCCTCGGTGACCAGCGCGGTCTGGGTGACAGCCGCGGTGGTGGCGCCGGTCCCCCAGCCGATGTTTTTCGGCGCCGTGCCAGCTTGGATGATCCGGTTCGTCACGATGGCCGCGCCGGCGTTGGTGAAGGCCGTCAGCAGTGAGACGAGCCCCTTGCGGATCAGGTCCTGGAGGATGCCGCCCTGCGGCGCGGGGAGAGCAACAGCGACCATTAGACGTTCTCCTTCTCGTAGGCGGCGATCACGAACCCGCCCGGCTGGAACTTCGCCTTGTCGGCGTCCAGGTCGGCGGGGATGTAGCGAAGCGTCTGGCTCATCCGGCCGTCGGCGGAGACCAGCTCCACCGTCAGCCCGCGCGCCTGCGCCGCGATCGGCTGGCCATTGAATTCCGCGGAGACCGTGATCGGCTCCTCGGCGCAGGAATGGACTTCAAAGCGCATCGTCAGATCCTTTCGATGAGGCGGCGCAGCCACGCGGCGATGGCGAAGCAGGCCTGGGCCAGCCGCGCGCCCAGGCCTCGGCCTGAGATCGTCGCGGGCACGCAGACGGTGCGTCCCCGCGTCGAGGCCGCGCCGCAGTCCGGGCACGCGCCAGCTGGCTGTGGCGGCGTGCGCGCCAGCGGATGCGGCGCCGCACAAGCCTCGCACCGTGGCAGGAGCGTGTGGGTGAGCGACGGCTCGAAGGCGCCGTCCAGGCCCGCGCCCAGAGTGTTGTCGTGCATCAGATATCCCGGGTGATGTCATAGGCGGCAGGGCGGGCGATCAGGCTCGTCTCGACGCGAAGCTTGCCGGCCTGCCGGCGCCGGACCGAGCGCAGCTCCGCTAGGCCGCCCTCGAACTTTTGCAGGTATCGGTTGGCCGCGTCCCAGTTCTGGTCGAACTCGTGGAAGCTCGCGAGCGCGCCGTCGAGATAGACATCTGGCGCTTCGGCCAGCAGCCAGTTCGTCGGATTGGAGTCCGACAAGGCCGGCAACTTGGTGAAATAGGTCAAGAGCGTCGAATAGGCTTGGTCCGGCGTCGGATGGAGCATGAGCTGCTCGCCGAGGATCGCATAGATCCGTGGCCGGCCGGGGGCGTCGTCTCCCTCGACGTAGGATGCGATGACGTCCGAAGGCGCGGGATCGAGCTTCGTATAGACCTCCGACCCGCTGGCCCGCACCTGCACGGTGATCGCGTCGGCGAAGTCGTCAGGCAGCGCAGTCAATGGCGTTTCGATACTCGCCGTGTCCTGCGCTTCAGTCTTCCGGTCGCGCAACCAGCGGTTCACCTTCGCTTCGGCATTGCCGATAAAGGTCGGAATCCGGGTCGCAAGGTCGCCGCGCTCTACCCAGTCGGCGAGCGCCGCCATCAGCTCGGCATAGGTGGTGATCGCCACGTGTGCGGCTCCGCAAACATGAGGGCGTGGCGGATGCGACGGCGCGCCGGGGCGCGCCGTCGCATCCGAGCTCAGGCGCGGACGCCGCTAGTTGTTGGCCAGCCGGCAGGCCAGTTGCGGTCGAAGGGTCTTGAAACCGTAGAGGACGTCCAGCCGGCAGGGAAACTTGTCGTTGTTGATGTCGTACTGGCGGACGATCCGCATCGACACGCCATCGAACACCTCCCGAGCGGCGAAATCCACGCCCCGCGGCATAACCATGTCGGCTGTGGCGAACGCGAAGGCGCCCTTGTGGTACGCCATCGAGATCCCGTGATTGGTGGAGGCGGTCCCGGCGATGGTGATCGCCGCGTTGTCCGCGGGCGCGCCGGACACGTTCTGCAGCGCGCCGGTGATGACGATCGCGGGCGAGATCGGCCAGGATGTGATGGTGGCGCCGGCGCCGACCACGAACTGCTGCAGGATGCCCGTCGACTGCTTGGTCTCCGGATGCACCCGGAACACGCCGGCGATGGTGAAGACGTCACCGGCGGCCGGCGCGTTGGCCCCGGTGTCCACCGTCAGGCTGGAGCCCGTCTGACTGGCGCCGTTGACCAGATAGGCGCCGTTGGCCGCGCTGCGTGCGTGCGACGGCCAGAGCGTATTCTCCATGAAGTCGAACCCCGCCGTGCGACCCATGAAGCCTTCGCGGTGCTGCTTGGCGATCGTCGCCCGATCGTTGAACAGGCCCTTAAGCGCATCGACCAGGTCGACGTTGTCCTGGGTGTTCAGGTTCGCCGTGCGGCTGGCCAGGGGCGCCAGATTGTCCACCAGTATCTTCCGGCCCTGCAGGATCTTGGCGAAGGTGGCGGCGACGCCCTGGTTGTTCACCTGGTTGTAGACGTCCTTGTACATGTTCATGGCGTCGGCCTCGATGGTCGCGGCCAGCACGCTCATGGCGGGTTCGATCACCCGTTCGGAGAAGTCGTCCAGCGATAGGGTCAGATCCACCGAGGTGAAGTTCAGGTCGACGCCCTTCTGGGTCTGCACCTTCAGGTCGACGCTGGATTCCGTAGTGTCCTGCGCCGAGAGGGTCGCGCCGGAGCGCACCACGTACTGGTTCGGCAGGCGCACCTTCAGGGTGTCGCCCACCTTCGCGCCTTGGCGTGCGAAGCTGTCGTCGTATTCGCGGGTGATGGAGCCCACGAAGTTCAGCTTCTGATGCAGCACGCGCAGCGCTTCGCGCGTCACGGCGGTCGCCGTCAGAATCGTATTGGCCATAAGCCTTTCAGGTCCTTTCTTGAAGGCGCGCAGCCGCGCGCACAGGCGTCACGCCCGCGCGACGCGCGGTTGCGGGAATGGGGATTAGAGAAACGGGAGCCGCCAGCGCGGGCGGCGTCAGATCTTCAGCTCGCCGCGCCGGCGGCGAAGCTTGGGGGCTCGAAGCCGTTCAGTGTCGTCAGTCGCCGGAGACTTAGTTGCGGGCGAGTTGCGAATTGCGCCGGCGCATCCATTCGCCGGTGCCGAGCTCGTCCCGCACGCCGCCGGAGGCGGCCGCTGCGCCCGCCACCATCACCGCCGGGCGAACCGCCTGAGCTTGCGCCGCAGACTGCGAGGCCGCCTGTCGTTTCGACTGTTCGTCGCCCTGGAACGCGCGGTGCAGGATCCTCCAGAGGCGGTGGTCGGCGACCTCGCGCAACTCGTCGATCGTGACGCCGAAGGCCGCCGCATATTCCACAAGCTTGCGGGCCACGTCCGGAGACCAGCCCTCGATCTCGCGCGTCAACACCTGGCCGGCCTCCGCCAGCTGGGCGGCGCGCTTGCGTTCGGCGTCGAGACGTCGCTGGTCATGCCTTTGCGCGACCGCCTGCGCCAGGTCGGCGCGCGCCGCCTGGGTCAACTGGAACTGCCGCCAGAGCAGTTCGGCGCGCTGGGGATCGCCCTCCGCAAGGCTGCGCCAATCCACATCGTCGTAGGCCGCAAGCTGCAGGTCCAGGACGTGGAGTTGGGCGCGGTCCGCCAGGCCCTGCTCGGCGAGCTCCACTTCTTGCGCGACGCCCCGGCGGCGAGCGTCGAGATCGCGGGCGTGGGCCGCCAGTTCCTGCGCTTTACGCTCATGGTCTGCGTTCGTGAGGAACGAGTCCTTCAGGGCGACAGGGATCGCATAGATCTGTCCCTCATGCTCAACTTGCACCATGTCATCCAGGTCGCTCGGTTGACCCTCAGCGCCCAGGTCGTATTGGCCGCCGATCGCGGCGTCGTCGTCATTCATGGAATCCTCTGAGGTCAAGCCGACAGCGTCGCAGGTGCGACGCCTATCTGGCGAATGGGTCGGGAAGACCGGTCTGGGGACGGCCAACGGGGCCTGTCCTTCGAAAATTGGCGAGCGAGCTTGGCTGGCGGCGCCAATTTACAGAATAAAAATGAAATCCAACATTTTCAATATACTGAAGTAATATTCCCGGATATCGAAAGCTTGTCCTTTCCAGCTATCGTATATCGAAATTTCCCAACCGAATCCGCATAGACCGGTTCACACAATACGCATTTCATATTTTGATCAAGTATTCTGACTAAGAATTCTTCATTCTTGGCTTTAAATATGATCTCCGCGTCATCACATTTCTCGGCGCAAGTCTGAATATAGATTTCCCCCTCAGAATTGATAGAGATCTTTCGCCCGCCATGGCTGGTGATGTCGGAGCCCATGAGAACGACATGCTGATTTTTGGACCGCGCCACCCGCCAATTCTGGTAGGAGCAGCCGCCTATAAACCCCACCATAAGCATCAACAATGTGAGTCCATAGCGTCTTCGTGTCTTCTCTGGAGACCTTGTCGTCTCATTCTGGACCATTTGAACTGACCCCCCCGATATCCGTAAAGATCAATCAACCCCCGGGAAAGCCGCCAACCATCAGGACGCGCGCTGATTACCGATGACACCTAATAATTCGGATAACTTCGCGTGCCTGAGCGGGTCGCAGGTCCGTCCTTGTAGCCATTCTTTGGTGTTCCATAGTCGCCATAGGGCCTTGAAGGATAGACCGCCCGGTCAGGCAAGGCGTCGTCATAGCGATCCTGACCATCCCGCATGGCGCCGCGGACCGAGACCGGCGCTTCCTGAAGCGTGGATCTATCTATGGGACGACGCGCGACCGACGAAGCCACGCCTTCGCCATTGTTGATCATGTCCATGACCGACTCGGAGAGCGGTTGGAACCGCATCAACCCCTCCAGTTCATGTTCCACTCCGACAACGGTGGAGAACACCGGTCCGACCTCATCAGCCATCCGGCGCGACCATTCGGCATGTCGCAACGCATCACGAGCGTCGTTGTGATGCCCGACATGCCGCGCCTTTTCCTCATTCGCAATGCGCTCGCCGACCGCGACCTTGGCGGGAATGTCCCACCATCTCTTGGCGCGCTGGTTCAGAGAGGCAGTCGATGGATCGACAACGCCAGTCATGATCCGCGCGTTCTGTCCCGCCTGCGTAGCCGCGTTGCGGCGCGCCGGCGCCAACGGGATCTGTCCAAGGCGTTGTTACTTGACGGACCCATTATAAGACATCTCGCTATCGAGAAGAAATCCAAGATTCGAAGTAAGAGCCAACGACACAGTCTGTCGAGTGACTTGGTTGAAGCGGCCAACCGCCTCGTTCATGAACCGTCCCTGTTCCCGCGATCCGCGCCGCGGTCGGCAGCGAGGCGGAGTTCTCTACGATGACTTTAGTGTCGCAAACTTCCGCGCGGATGTCAAGAACAAAACAAGAACTTATGACTCGGAACGTGCACGCACGCCAACCCCGCCCGCCACCTTCATGCGGTTGGTCTGCGCTTCGAACGCCTCGATCTCCAGCTTACGCGCCTCGTGGCTGCGGTCCTGCTCGAGGGCGCCGATCCGCGCCTTGGCCGCCTGCAGCGCCTGGGCGAGCTGCATCAGCTGCGCCTTGGCCTGCTGGATCTCCGGCGGCGGCCCGCGCAGTTGCGGCGGCAGCAGCGCGCCCAGCCGCTGGGCGATCTCCTCCGCGCCGGGCCAATCGAGGTTGCGCGCCAACAGGTCGCCGATCACCGGCGCGGCGGCCGGATAGGCGCGGATCAGCTCGATCATCTGGGTCGCCGCCTCCTCCCGCCGGCTGGTGAACGAAGGCCCCGAACGCACCGTCAGGTCGTACTTTCCCGCCGCAAGGTCATGGATCTTCTCGATCTTCCGCACCTGCCCGGCGGCGTCGGCGGCCTGGGCCTGGAACTTCTGGTTCACCGGCGCCAGCTTGGCCACGCCGTCCGCCCCCAACACGCGCACGACCCTCGGCGTCGAATAGACCTTGGGGATCAGGTCGATCAGGATCCGGCCGGCATGCCGGATCGCGCGCGAGAGGTTGTCGATATAGTGGAATGTCGAGACGTCCCCTTCCCGCTGCCGGGCCATGATCGCCCGGCCGGAGGTCTCGTTCGACCGCGCGCCCAGGCTGGCGTCGTGCAGGCCCATGATCGACTTCATGTCGTCGGCGGCGTGCAACGCCTCCTGCATCGCCCCCACCGGCGGGCCCGCAAAGCCCTGACGCTGCGGCGGCTCGGGCCCGTCATATTCCAGGTAGGCGTGGGTTTGGGTGTTGGCCGTCGCCCACTTGGCCGCATCAGTGTCGAACGCGCCCTTGCGGCCGATGAACGGCGCCCTGGGCGCCAGCGCCACCAGTTCCGTCGAGGTGGTCCGCCAGTAGTTGAACATCCGCTGCGGATCCTTGGCGTCGCGCACCAGGCCGCGCAGCCGCCGGCGGCCATCCACATGGATCTCCTCGCCGTAGACCGGCACGATGGGGATGTAGCGGCCCGCCCAGTCCACGGTCTCCAGCACCTCGGCGCCGGTCATCACCCGCTGCGTGACCTTCCAGCCCTGCACCGTGCGCGGACGCCCGATCACGGAGACGCCGAGCTGGTCGAACAGCGCCTTCTCCTTCTGGTAGGCTCCCAGTTCCACCACCTGCCCGTCGGACAGCGCCACGATGGCCTTCGTCACCACCTCCCGCCGCCAGTACTCGGCGAGCATCACCTGGTCGCCGTCGAGCCATGGCCCATTCAGCCCGGCGTAGGAATCCGCCGCCCAGTCCACCGGCTCGGCGCCCTTCCAGCGCGCCTCGAAGGCGGCTTTGGGCAGGCTGTCGACCACGAACGCGGTGTTCCAGTCCGAAGAGTCGGCCGCGGTCGAATTCGGGTCGCCATAGATGGAGAACGGGTTGGCCACCCGCTCGATGGCGATGTCCTGCTCGAAGCTGTCGTCGCGAGCGTAGCGGGTGTTGATCCGGAAATAGCCGAACCCGCCGGTCACTGCGAAGTCCAGCGCGGTGTCATAGGCCACCTCCGCATCGCTCGACTGCTCGATGTGGCGGATCAGGCCGTTGAACACCTCCGCCGTCTCCGGGTCGGCGTCGCCATCCACCGGATGGCAGACGATCGCCGGCTTGTTCAGCCGCCCGTCGTTCACCACCTGGCGGATGAAGGCGGGCAGCCGGTTGATGGTCAGGCAGGGCCGCCCGTCCAGCTCCCGGTCGCGCCGCACCTGCTCCGGCCATTGTTCGCCGAGCCTGGCGAAGCGCAGGTCGTCCAGCGCCTCGCGCCGGTTCTCCACCTCATGGTCGGCCGAAAGCTCGAAGGCCTCGCGGGCCTCCTTCAGGATGTCGTCTTGGGTCATGGAGTCTCCAGCTCCGCCGCGGGTGGCGGCGAGGGTCATGGCGTCGAATTGCGCTGAGGCCGTTTGCGGTCGGTGCGGATCAGGAGTGGGCGCGATTTGGATCTCGGAGCGGCGCCTCGGTGAGCGATGGATCGTCCGCCGTCACACGCATGCGGCGTCGCCCACATAGGAGCCACGCAGCTCCGACCAGCAATGTGCCCGCCGCAAGGTCTGCAAGCGCGCCGATTAGCGCACGTTCATTGTCTCTTGAAAGCCACAACCAGACGACGCGCCCGATGCAGAACAAGATGAGACCTGCGCTCAACCCTAAGCGCACCCCCCGGTAACGCCCCTTCCGGCGCCACGTCCCCAAAATCAGCCACACTGTGATCGCTGGAAAACTGTTGCTGATGAGGACCAGGACTCCGAACGCAGTCAAAAACGGGGAAATCCAGATCCCCTGTCCGGGGTTGAGCGTCCAAACCAGAAACTCGACCTGGGACCAACCGAGCACAATCCCGCCCACCGCCATCGCCAGAGCGACCACGATCCTTCCTGTGCGCATCGATCGCAACCGCGCCCCTCTTCAGGGCTGACCAGCGCCTGCGCCCAAGCTAGCGCAGGCGAGATCGTTTGGAAAGAACATATCATGAACTAACGATGCGGATTCCCGATGACGTGCTGACCAGCTTCTCCGTTCACGATGCTGGGCGCCCCAGGAAGAAAAGCGGGGCCGATCCGAAGTCCAGGTTGGATCTCATAGCGAAGTTCGCCGGCGGGCGTATTGAACACCCGAACGCGCTCCGGGAAGGATTGAATTTTGACCCCGGGGATTCCGCTGAATTCCTTTTTCAAGCTGGACACAGAAACCTCTTGGCGCGCCGTCGGGGGATCGAGCCTGCCACTTGCACCCAACGCGAAGTTCTTGGTTTCGACCCGGGCGCCGACCTCGCCACCATTCCCCCGCCGGAGTTGGATACGTTCGTCTCCGATCGGAATGGTCGCCCTGCTGTCGGTCCGGCGGTGATCGTGTTGACGGCGCCGGCGGCGAGCGACGGCAGGCCAGGCGCCCCGGTCAACCGTGGGTAACTCCCAGCTGCGGCGGCCAACCTCGCGCCGCCTCCCGGCAGGCCGTGACGAGCCCGCTGGGGCATGCCGGGAGGACGTGATCCGGAACAAGCGAGAGCTGCACGGCTCCCTTGATGGCGGCGAGCCGCGCGGGATGTTCGCCAAATGCTTCCGGAGACGACGTCCAGACCACGCCGCCAAGAGCAGGTCCATCCGTCGGGCTAGAGGCTATCACGAACACCAGTGCGCTCCGGCCATTCTTGCGAGGCCGCTCCTTGGCGGAAAACTCGAAGAAGCTGAGAGCGGCGTCGGAAGGGAATCCCAGGTAATCCTGTTTGCCCCAGCGCGCGATCTCCTCCGCGCTCAATCGCGCTTCGCGTTCGAAGTGGAAATGCTTCGCACAGCCGTCGCCGGCCATCGCCGGCGCGGAGATGGATAGGCCTGCAAGTGCCAGGCATAACGGCTTGCGTAACCCCACCACCCACCCTTCCTAGCGTCCAACCTAAGCCTTCCCCAGCATCGACCGGGGCAGTGACATAACAGAACGATACAAGAACACTGTGAGCTTGACAAGAGCTCCGAAGCGGCCGGCGCGCAATGATCGGATTCAGCTCCGGGGCCGTTCCGGCGAGCGTGTTGCGCTTACCTCATCCAACTGTCGCCGGTGCAATACCCGCATTTCCGGCGCTGATGACCGCGAGCGCCTGCCAGCCGCCGCGTGGCGACGCTCCGAGGCGTTGAATTCCTGAACGGCGAGCCAGCGGTCGCCCCGCGCATTCACGCGCTGGCCCCTGTCGAACCCGGCGATCTCGGCGACGCCAGCCTTGCGCGGCCGCCGATCCGGGGATCACCGGCGCCAGCGACATCTGCGCACGGAAGCCCATTGGCCGCCTTCCCGCTTGCAGCGCCGTTTCAGACCCAGAACCACATATGCGTGACCACCTGCAACCGGCCGTACCGGAACTCGAACCTCAGGTCGGTGGATTCGTCCATCCGGCCGCACTCACCGTTGAGGATTTCAACCTGCTCACCCTTGCGCGTCCAATGGCGTCGCGTCGCCAGGCCTGCGGCGTTCAGCTTCCGCGCGACGATCTTCGGGCTGTCAGTCCAGAGGATGCCGAACGGCAGCGGACTGCCGGCCTTTCGGTACGCTTCCTTCGTCCCAACGGATCGATCATGGATTTCCGAAACCCCATCGGGGCCTTTAAAATCATCGTACGGAGTCAAGGCGATCAGCTGCCCGAACTCATCGATATACTCACAGCCGAAGTCGGACTTGTCCTCGAACTGGCACCGCGCCGCCAGTGGAGCCTTGTCCTTGAACTTCCCGAAGTCACCACCGAGCGGCGCGCCAGGAAGCTCGACATCGACGCGTTTTCCGCGCGGACAATAGGCCTGGGTCGCGGTGGATATTTGCTCGCCGCATCCCGTTGCAACCGCGCATGCCATCACCACCAGCATTACCCGTCTCATGGCAACCTCCCGTTGCGAGAGACTCTAACGAACAAACCACGAACGTCAACGGTCTGGCTTGCTTCAGTCGCGCCACGCCCGCAGCAACTGATCCGCGTTCGGCGTCGCGCGGTAAGCTGATGGGCCGAGACGACCATAAGGGTCTTGCGCTCGACCGTCCTTCCGAACCTCGAAATGCAGGTGCGCTTGCGCCGCATCCGGCACATTCCCCGAGCGCCCGGTCGTTGCGATCGACTGGCCGCGCCGCACCTTGTCCCCTGGCCGGACATCGGCTTCGCCGATGTGCGCGTATCGCGTGGAAATGCCATCTCCGTGGTCGATTTCGACAAACATCCCATACCCCTTCCCCGGGCCCACGCTCAGGACCTTTCCGTCTCCCGCCGCATAGATCTGCGTCCCTTCCGGCGCGGTCACGTCGATCCCCTTGTGAGCTCTTGGGCTGCCATCCGGATTGGTACGATTGTTCCCGAACCGGCCGTCGCCCTGCCCGGTGGCGGTGTTTCTCGCGTTCAGCCCGTACCTGTCGGGCAGCGGCCATTGAAGCGTCGCCCAGCCGCCTGGAGGCGAGTTCTGCCGAAGAAATTCCTCCCGCGAGTCGACGTAATTCCGTCCGGGCGAAGGCGTGCGCCCTTTAGGCTCCGGACCGACCGGCCCACGAAGCCCCGCGTCGCGCCAAGATGGCGAGTTCGCCGCGCCGCGATTCGATGCAGCGGCGGTTTCGCGGGCGAGTCCCATCTGCGCTCGCACGTTCTGTTGGATCACCGCATCAGCCGTGGCGCGTAGTCCTTGCAGGGCCGATTCAGCGCCGTCGGCGATTTGTGACGTGATGGATTTCCAGGACATGCCATTCCTCATGCTTTGATCGAAGGCGCGGTGCGACGCTCCTCAGCCCATCCAGCTGCGCCCGGGCGACTGCCGCGGCAGCCTCCCGGCGTCTCCCGCCCCGCGCCGGTGCATTGCGAACTCCCCGAACGCGTCCGCCCCGTGGCTGGCCGCGTCGTGCAGCGGGCCGCAATAGCTGCGGGTCGCCAGGCTCCACCGCTTGCGGTACGCCCGCAGCCGGTCGAGCCCCACGGCGCATCGCTCGGCGTCGAACCAGGTGATCGGAATGGTCAACCGCGCCGCATTGATCCGCTCTTCTGGATTGGCGGCGGTCCCCACGTGGATCGGCCGCAGGCCCAGGCCGCCCAGGGTCTCGAACCGCGAGCGCCCCGCCGCGCCGAGCTCGCGCACCATCACGTCGTGCGGCAGGTGGTGGGTCCCGTAGACGTAGGTCTTCGACGCAATGGCCGCGCGGACGATGGACTGCAGCCCTTCCCCGCTGGTCTCGAAATAGTCGATGGCGCGCACTTCGCGACCGGCCTGCTGGAAGAACCAGATCGCCGTGTAGTCGTCGATACCCAGGTCCCAGGCGGTGTCCACCTTCAGGGCCGGATCGAAAGGAACGCGGCAGATCCGTCCGTCGCGCTGCGCCTCCGATAGCAGGCTCGCGTAATAGGCGCCCGGCGCAGCGGCGTCGAAATCCACCAGGTATTCGCTGGCGAACCGCGCCTCGCCTTCCTCGGCCGAGCCGGTCTCAGCGATCAGTTCGGCCCGCTCGCGTGCGAGCTGCTCGGGCGTGAACACGTCCGTCGCCGTCGCGGGCGAACGCAGGGTGAACCAGCTCCTGTCCAGCGCCCGCGATTCAAAGGCCCGCGCTGCATGGTTGCGGCCCCGCGGCGTCCACAGGAACACCGCCCAGCCGTCGTTCTCGGCCAGGATCGGACGGATGTAGGTCCAGCAGTCGGGCTTGGCCAAGGCCCATTCGGAGAACACC